CAAGAAGAAGAAATAGCAGCGCAACTACTCAAAGCACGGCGCAAACGTCCTCAAGTAGAACAAGCTCATAGAAAACTGATTAATTGGAAGAAGTTAATTTATGAAGCTATCTATGGCGCAGAAACAGTTGAAGAGCTGGAGGCTATTGAGATACCTACTGCGCCTGTTGATTCGCCTGAAGTAGTAGCGGCAATTCTAACTGAGTTAGAAAAACAACGAGCTGCAAAACGAGCAGAACTAGAGCTAAAGCAGGCAGAGCTAAAACTAAAGATGCAGGAAGCTGCACTAGCTGCAAGTAGGCTGCAAAGCGAAATAGATGTACGATTAGAGCAACAACGTAAGGCTGTAGAAGCTATAAAAGCACTACAAGCAGAGTTAGTCGCACGTCATCAGATAGCTGTAGTAGCAGCAAGGCAGGCAGAGACACAAGCCTTTCTAGAGTTACAAGAGGCAGAGCGAAAAGCACAAGAGTTCACGCAGAAGCGTAACAATCGTATTAAACGACTAAAAGCCCTAATGTGGCTAGCTAAACTAGACCTATGAGCAAATATAAACTATTCCAATACTGTCACGTAGCTGGCAAAGTAGTACCTATTGAAGAAGTCAAGCGAGAATATCAATCTAATGCACGAGACCTGTTTATTCAGGATGAGATGCCACCAACTCGCAATCCACTTAACCCTAAAGAGATTTATACCAGTAAATCAAAGCTCAGGGCGGCTTATAAGGCTGCTGGGGCTGTTGAGGTCGGAGACGCTTATGACCGTGGTTACAGACCTGATAAGGAACGTAACACGGCTGATAAGACCGTTTCCGCTTTTATTAACCAAGTAAGAGAAAGGTTAAACCATGGAAGATAATGTAACAGAAGTTGAGCGTGACGAAGTTTCTAGTCGTGAATCAAGCGGAATTGACCTAAGAAGCACTTTACGACAGCAGCTTCAGAGTAAAGACGAAAGCGAGGTAGAGACCGAACCAACTCAAGAAACAGAACACGAGGGCGAGGAACCAGCAGCACTTGAGGAACAAACCCCTGTAGCGACGCCTGAACCTGAGCGACCTTTGTTGGTAGCTCCTGCCGACATGAACGTTGTCGAAAAAGAAGCGTTCCTTAACCCTACCCCTGCTAATGCTCATATTCTGCAACAGTACCTTAATAGACGTGCCTACGAGACTAAAACACAGTACGACCGTAGAATGCAGGAGGTCAACCAGCTTCGTGAGCAGACCAAAAGCTACTATGACGCCATCAAGCAGTACGAGGATGAGTACGCTAAGGCAGGTATCAGCATAACCGATGTTACCAAGCGAGCTATCGCCTGGGATAAGGCTATGCAGGCTAACCCCGTAGAGACTGCCCGTGAATGGCTTGAGTCCTATGGGCTTACCTTAGAGGAGCTAGCGCAAGCCCCACAACAGCAGCAGCCAGCCAATTATTTAACTAGGGAAGAGGCAGAAAAGCTAGCTGAGGAGCGTTATAGGGCTTTACAAGGCGAGCAAGAGAAAAAGGCGCTTGAATACTACAACCAACAGATTGTAAACTCGTTCATGAGTGGCAAGCCGCTATTTAGAGACCCAGAAACAGCTTCTCAATTAGAGGCTGAAATGGCTCCAGTAGTGCAAGCTCTCAACAGTACGGGTCGTTACAGCTCTGCACAAGAGGTCCTTGAGACGGCGTACAATTATGTGGTGAATGGCAATCCGACCTTTTCCCGTTTGCAGTCAAAAATAACGGCAGGTCAGGTAGTCCAACAGCAGCAAGCCACCACACAAAAAGCAAAGCAAGCTGCAAAGTCAATTACTGGCTCCGCTGGCAGTGGAACCCCCAGGATACAAGTCAAAGATATTCGGGATAACCTTGCCAGGCGTTTCAACGGAGAATAAGCCTTGGTGGTTATCCCATAAACTATAAGGGATAACTAAAATGGCTAATTTAGAAGAGGCAGTAGTAGCAACCCTTTTCGACCAGTCTGATGCGATTGCGGATGAGGTGCTTCACCACAACCCGCTTCTCAGCACATTGGACGAACAGGGTTTAATTCGTAAGATTTCTGGTGGTTATGAGCTTCGTAAGCCCATTATGTACAATGATGCGGCTGTTGGAGGTTTCTACCAGGGTTATGATTCGTTCGACCTTTCGGCGATTGATGACCTAACAGCGTTTCGCTTCGCCATCAAGCAGGTATATGAGCCTGTTGCGATGAACGGACGTGAGCGTCGTGCTAACCGTGATGAGGCGCAGCTCCTTGACTTGGCTGAGGCTAAGATGAAGGCGGCTATCGCTCGATTGAAGAACACTGTATCCACCTCGCTTCGTGGCGATGGAACAGCTTTCGGCGGTCTTGAGTTCGACGGTATCAAGAAGGCAGTTTCGACTTCGCCCTCTTCTGGTACCTATGGAGGAATTGACCGTTCCGCTAACTCATGGGCTAGAAACTACGCCACAAACGTAACGCTTTCTGCTTCCAACGTTCAGGAGACCATCACGGACGTTATCAGCCGTCTCACACGAGGCGATGAAGCTCCAGATTTGGGACTCATGGATCGTACGGCGTGGAAGTACCTTCACAGCTCGCTCACGGCTATTCAGCGTATTCAGCTTCCCACAAAGAAGGCTGTAGCTGGTTTCCGTGTTCTTAGCTATGACGGGTGCGACTTTGTATTCGATGGTGGATTTGGATCAAGCGTTCTTGAGACTAACTCATGCCGACTGCTCAATACTAAGTATTGGACATTTGATATGGTTCGAGGCGCTGACTTCAAGCCACTAGCACCAACAATGGATCGTCCAGTTGACCAGGATGCTTTCTTCACCGTAATTCTCGTTGAAGGAAACCTCTGCTGTGCAGCTCCTGCGCTCCAGGGTGTTATTTACGCTTAATAGGGAGGGCTAGAAAATGTCACAGAGTGGATCATTTGGAGTTAATTACAAGAAAGTCTTTACGGCTTCGGATGTAGCGCTTCCAGCTAAGGTTGGAGCGGTAGGTTCGACACCAGAAGGCGAGTTTGTGTTGGTACAGGCTGATGGAGCTGTTGACCAGTATGCTTTCGTCAAAATCGAAGCTGACGGTCAGGCTGCCATGCTGACAACCACAAATGCGGGTTCGCAGAATCTTCTTGTTGGCGTAGCGCAAGTAGCTCTCGCTGATAACGAGTATGCGTGGGTCTGGATTGGTGGAGTATCGGCTGGTGGAACCACGGCGGCGATTAAGGGTAAGGCTGCTGCGTCGTATGCGGCTAAGGCTAACCTCAACACAACCGCAACTGCTGGTGTAGCTGATGATGCTTCGACTACGCTTATTAAGAACGTAGTAGGACTTGAGACATTGACTGGTGCTGGAACAGTAAATCTGTTCGCAACTGATCATCTCCGAGTCAACTAACAAAATGGGGGGGTAGCAATACCCCCCAACTTAGTGAGGGTTTATGCCATCAGTAACAAGTCTTATTGGTCTTGGTATGCCACCTGAGCACGCAGTACAGATTTGCGACGGAGTTGAGTCTTCCGTCCTAAATGCTACTGCTGCTGGTGTTCGTACTAAGCAAGCTATTAACAACGTAAACGATACAACGCCAACGGCTGCTGAATTGACCACCTCTTTTGGTGCGCCAGCTACAGTAGGGTCTGGCTTTGTAGGTGTTGTAAAAGATGCTGATGCCGATACTAACTGCTTTGTAGTAGTCAGTAACGGAGTATCGTTTTACTACCTCAAGTTTACTAAAGCTGTATAGCTTACAGGGGGGAGTAATCCCCCCAATTTATTAGGTGATTTATGACCGCATACGCTGGAAAGGCAACCACAACTACCCCAACAATTCCAAGCGGAGCTAGTACTCAGGTACTTGCAGCTAACCCGTTTAGAAAGCTTTTAATCATACAAAACGCTTCGGCTGCTCATGTTGGTATTGGTTTGGACGGGCAAGCACTGACTGGAATTGCTCCTACTTCAACCAATATCTGTTTGAATCTGACAAACAATGATAACGGGAATAGATTGATATTTGCTAATGGTTTTGTCCCAAATGGAGCTATTACGGTTTATCAGACAAGTGGTGCGCCAATCAATACGGTGGTCGTGGTAGAGGGGTAGTGTTATATACTAGATAGGCAATAACGCCTATTTAGGAGATTAACTCTATGGCAAACATAGACTGGCAGAGTATCATGAATGGTCAACAACGACCCAAGAAGCGGTACTCTGGCGCTAATGTCCGTTTCTTTAATGCGTACAACGAGAACGAAGAGAAGTCGCTTAAAGAAGGACGCCCCATATTCGATGAGATTCCTTCTATCAGCATCCAGTTTCCTGGCATGGATGAGACGGTTAGACGTATTGAGCCGCAAGATATTCAGGAATACCCAGAGGCTTATGCTCGATTCAAAGCGGGCAGTGAGCCAGTTACAGACGGTACACCCCTAGCAGAGTGGGCGATGATGTCAGGTTCTGCTATGCGAGAGCTTCAGTACCTTGGTTTTAAGACAGTAGAGCAGCTAGCTAACGCTTCAGATGAGGCAAAGCGTAAACTAGGCACACTAGCCAAGTTCACCAAGCTAGCTCAAGAATGGTTGGCAGCAGCTAAATCGGACCAGAATGAGGTCGTTAAGCTGAGACAGTTGCTTGAGAAAGAGCAAGCCCGCACAGCCAAACTTGAGGAGAAACTAGAGCTTTTCATGCAGCGAGTCGAAGCCAATGAAGGCACAGACCTACGCTCACATCGAAAGGAGGTGATCCAATCTACTGAGGCTGTGGATGATTTTGATGAAGTTGACGACATAGACGAACCAGTGAAGCGTAGGGGTAGACCCAGGAAAGTATGAGCATAGCTACGGTTATACAGAATGTTGCTAATGAGGCTGGTTACACTGTTGAGTCGAATATATTTACGTCGACTGAAACGACGACTAAGCAGCTTCTGGCTATAGCTCAACGTATTAACCGTGACATATTCGAGGCGTATCCGTGGCAGAAATGTTACGCTTCTGGGTCGATAACGCTGGTATCAGGGCAAGCCACGTATGCCCTACCAGCCGCTTTCTCTCACTACCAATACGAAACATTCTGGAACCAAAGCACACGTTGGAGAGTCCTTGGTCCGATCAGCGAGCAAGAGTTTGCTGAGATTCAGGGCTTTGGACTCTATCCAACCATTTATCAGCGATTCCAGATTCGTGGCTTATCCAACAATGAGTTGCTGATCAGCCCAACACCAGGCGCTCAAAACGATGGGGACATACTCATATTTGAGTACATAGCAGATAGAAGCGTTGTGCCTAAGACCTGGACAGCATCAACTGCGTTTGCCGCAAACTCCTATTGCTTTTACAACGGTAACTACTATCAGACTACAGCAGGTGGAACGACTGGTGCTACTGCCCCTACGCATACTAGCGGAAGCGTATCTGATGGTGGCGTTACTTGGACTTACTACAATGGTGCTTACAGCGAGTTCCTAGCTGATACAGATAGAAGCATCTTTCAAGAGAAGTTATTAGAGCAGGGCATACTAGAACGCTTTGCAGAGATTCATGGTTTGGACAGTATACGTCCTCGGTTTGACCAGCAGTTGCATGAGGAGTTTAGTCGTGCGGCAGCAGGTAGGATTATTTGGGCTGGAGGGGCTACAAAGCCGCTTCAGTACGCTAGAAACGGTGTAGCAGTATTTGGTACTTGGATATAACTATGGCGATGAATCCACCTCAAGGCGACCCACAGATTACCTACGAAGACCCGATGGCGTACATGGCTTATCTGCGTACCCGTGGTCTCAATCCAATACAGATTGACGATTTAATGCGGCAGCGATTTGGAGCTGGTCAGACACCTGAACAAAGACAGAGGCAACAGGCAGGGCAACAACAAAGAAATGCATTAGCTCAAACCGGAGGTGTAGTAGGTGGAGCTGTCTTAACAAATGAAGCCATAAAAGGCTTTCCAAATGTTAAAGGTGCTTTTGAGACACCAAAGTATGCCGACAGTGGAAAAATAACAGTTAATAGACCAGTACCTAAAGCAGAAGGGCAAGTAGTTAATGGTTCTGGCAAAACAGTTGATTTGAATGCGGCTCCTGTTTATGAAGTAGGCTCAACTACTATGCCCGACGGGACTCCAGGCAAGTTAATGTCTGACGGTGGAAAAGTTGGTGATAACGGTAAAATTGTAAATCCAGATGGAAGCTCTGGTGGATCAATAAAAGGTCAAGCTCTTGCTGGCTTACAAATAGCTGGAGGAGCTGCACAGGCTTACAGTGGATACAAACAATATCAATCTGGAGAAAAGCTTGGTGGTGCGGCAAATATAGCTGGTGGAGCTTATGGAGTTGCTGCTGGTACTCAAAGTTTAGCAGCTGGAGGAACTGCTGGATCGCTATCTGCATATGTTCCTTACGTTGGTAGCGCAGTAGCCGCTGCTCAGGTCGGACAGCAGATGATAAATGAAAAAGGCTCTAGCGAAGACAGAGCGGCAAAGTCTCAAGCAGAAGCACAGAAAGCGGCGCTACTTTGGATACCTGGTTATGGCTGGATTGCTTACGCTGCATTAGCAGGACTTGATGCTGCAACTGGTGGAAAGGCTACTGAAGCCTTAATGAAATATAACAAGTTCAACGATAAGATTTTTGACAGAGTTGATTTCGGTCTTGGTAAGAACATCAGAAGTAGAGTGTTTCATCAGTCAACCAAAGGAGTGCAGGAGATGCACACCGGACAGCTTTTACAGCAATCAGAAGACCCCACCTGGCAAAATTATGTTGCTGGCATGAGAGCGCAGGTTAAAGAAGGACCAAAGGACAAAGAAAAGCCCTACGGTGGCAAATACAGAACGTGGGATGAGGCAAAGAAAGCTGGACTTGATGCAAACGACCTCACTGGCGTTTATGGCAATCTTGATGCGTTCAAGCCAGCCTATGCAGACAAGGCTGGAGTACCAAACTGGGCAAAGCTTAATTTCAATCAGCAAAGGGCTGTTACTCAACGCCTGATTGACGAGGATATGTATTCGTCTAAGAAGGGCGAGGTTGTAATCAAGGACAAGGAAAAGGCTCGTCGAATATACGAAGAAATGTCCAAAACAAACTTTGGAGCTGCTCCAGGACAACCAAGTCAGCCAGGTGTAGTTATACCAACTCCAGGGAAGGGGCAGACCGTTCGCACTTCACCTGGGATGTATATGAATGATCAGGGGATAGTAGCTCCAGCGAAAGATATTCGTTCTGCATTAAATAAGTTTTATACGCAACCAAAGGAAAAAAAAGATGGCAAGAAGGTCAGCGCTTTCTAGAGAACCAAACAAACCTCAAACTGGTGGTGGATTAACACAAAGTCTGCAACGCTTATCTCCAGGCGTTTATCGTGATGCTGGTGGACGTCTTACTAATCAAGGAGGTCGCCCGCTTCCGCAGCAGTCAAGCAGAATGGCTCCTCAACAACCAGCTTTTCAGCCAGCTCGAATGCCGTCATCAAACATTCCAGGAGTTGTATCTGGAGTTACTGGCATCGGCAATTTGCCTGGTTCATATCGTCCTGGCTTTGGTCCAAACGACTTTAGGAACACGGTAGCTTGGCAGCAGCAGGGTGGCCCGTTCGGGTATGCAACTGACTTTTCTTACCAGAGAAGCCCGTCATGGCAACGTCCTCCGATGCCGCCACAGCAAATGCAACAATCACAGTTTCTTCAAAACCAAGCGTTACAAAATGCTGGAATAGGAGCTGATGCAGCGTTGCAAGACATGGCTGCTAAATACGGAGAAGATTATAATACCATCACAAACTATGCTGGCGGCTCTCCTGGTTTCTATGACAATAGAATGCAGCAGATGTATCAGCCAGTACAGGGCTTCCAAAACGCTCCAGGCTATATGCCACAGCAACCACAGCAGCAACAGATGCCAACAAGACAACAACTGTTTAGGAAGTTTTAATGCCGTTCCAGGGATTTACAATGTCACCTCCGTATGGAGGGTTGGACCTAGTAAGTCCAATAGACAATATGGACCCAGCCTATGCGCTGGAGCTAGTAAACGTGTTCCCTGGAGCTGGTGCACCTACGGTTCGCCTTGGTTATGAGCAGTTTGCTAATGTAGGTTCTACTCAGCCGTTAAAGTTTCTGGAATCACTTAATCTCGCTACGGGCGCTAGCGTACTGATAGCAAGTAATGATTCTACGATCTACGGTATTACTTCCGCTGGTGTTGTAAGCACAATTACAGGTTCTGCTGTTACATCAGGAGAGTGGCAATCAACCACATACAATAACCGTATTTACCTAGTTAATGGCGTTGATAGTGCTAGGTACTGGGACGGTTCAGCAGCCACTACTAGCAACCTTACTTTTACAGGGCTAGCACTCACCAGCATAATTGGTGTTCATGCTCATAAAGAGCGCCTGTACTTTATTGAGAAGAACTCTAGCCGTGTTTGGTACGGTGGCTTACAAACTACAGGTACTGGCGGTGCCCCTGCTCTAACTAGCTTTGACCTTAGCTACGTAATGACCCGTGGCGGTTATATTGTGCGAGTTGGTAGTTATAGTAACTCTAACAATGTAGCTGCTCAGGATTACTTTTGGGCGTGTAGTTCTGAAGGTGAGATTGTTTTCTACAGCGGTAGTTATGCTGGCGACCCTACAACATGGGGATTAGTAGCTAGATACTTTATAGGTAAGCCGCTTGGTAGACGTGCGTTCATTCGCATGAACAGTGATACTTGGATTATTACAGAGCAGGGCATTGTTCCAATCAGCGGATTGTTTGAGGCTGACCCAGAAGCTGCGCTTAACATTGTAAGCCAGAAAGTTAATCCGCTTATTTCAGAAGCAGCAACTCAGTTCCCGTTTGATCATCAGTGGACTGGTTTCTTTTGGGGGCAAGGCAGGCGAGTTTATATCAGCATACCGCAATCAGGAACGAGCTGTTACTTTCTAGTGTATTCCATTGATACAAAGGGATGGACGCAATTCAGACTGTTTAGCAATGGGCATAGTCTAAGCAGTTGTGCGTTTAACAAGCTCCCCTATTACGCATCTTCTGACGGCGTTGTTTGGAAGGGAGAAACAGGACAAGCAGATGCAGTAAGTGGAATTACGTCGCAAGCTATTACATATAGTGGACGCACTGCGTTTAGTTTTTACGGCTCACGAGGCAACTACAAAGCGTTTAAGGACATACGACCAATCCTAAAAGTGAAGCGTGGCGTGAGTCTTAACATTGGACTTGATACTGACTTTAAGCGAGCTGCTACTGTGACTGCTGTTACAAGTCCAGTTGGTACATTTACTCCGTGGGGCAGTCCGTGGGGTAGCCCTTGGTCAGCAGACGTTGAGTACGTTTTTGATAGATTCGCTGTCAAAGGTCAGGGGCATTGTGCAGCAGTAAGGTTTGGCGGTTCTATCAAAAATACAACTATGCAAATCCTTGGTTTTGAGGTGAGATTCGATTTAGGTGGACAGGTATAACTATGGC